AGCAATGAAGGCAAGTGGTAAAGTTTCTTATAACTCTATCACTGATCCTTTCAAGGGAGAATTTAAAACTCTTCCTAAAGATTTTATTAATCTTTTTGTTAAAGACTTTTGTCTAACAATGGAGGATAAGAAACTCACAGTACGTGATTTCTTTTTAACATTGAAATCAGGGCCTCTCGGTGGTCCAGCTATTTTATTAGCTCACCACGCTCCGCGTTATTTTACGGGGCGTAACCTATGGGGACTGAACATCCTCATGGGTGAAGAGGGGATGAGATGGTTTAAGGAGTTATTCTTGAATACTAAACTTTCGAAGAAAGAAGTATCAAGAAACCGAAAACTTCATATCATCCATGATCCTGAGTTGAAGGAGAGAGTGATTGCAATCTTTGATTACATTTCACAGTTGGCTTTTGAGCCAATCTCGCAATATTTGTTTAAAACGTTGCGTGCTATCCCACAGGATAGAACCTTCACTCAAGATCCAGTGATTCTTGATAAAAGAAATGGGGAACTTTTCCATTCGTTGGATTTAAGTTCTGCGACTGACCGTTTTCCAATAGATTTACAAGTAGATCTATTAGATTCGATTGAGCGTGCTGGTAACAAACCATACCGAGGAATCGGAAAGGCTTGGAAATCATTAATGGTTTCAGAACCATTTATGACACCAGAGGGTGACTTGCTTTATTATAAAGTGGGTCAACCAATGGGAGCACGTTCCTCATGGGCAACGTTTACATTGTCTCACCATTTGGTGGTTCAATACGCTGCTTATGAGTGTGGGCAGTACCCTTTCAAGGAATACATCCTCTTAGGAGATGACATTGTTATTTATAATAACGATGTTGCACTAAGATACAAGGAGGTAATTAACTCTTTAGGAGTTGATTGCTCTCCAAGTAAATCTCATACTAGTGAAAACACGTATGAATTTGCGAAGAGATGGTTCCGTAATGGAATCGAAATCTCGGGTGTGCCTCTTAAGGGATTCCTCGCAAACTGGAAAAATCCAGTTTTGCTATTCCAAGATATACTAGCTTTAGTATATGGAGGGCGAGGACCTAAATCCATGATAAATAGCGTTCAACTTGCTATAGACCTTATAAAAGGGCTGGGTTATTCCAGATCTCAACAGAGATTCTATGCAAATATGTTCGAAGATATACGGTTTACTTACCGTGTATCTAAGGACTTTCCAGACTTTGAACTGTTAAGACAGTTCTTAGCAGATGCTAGTTCTGGGAACGAATATATCATGCCAGCTACGGAAGCAACTCTATTGAAGGAATTCAATAGAACTTCCTCACTGGTTGTGAATGGGATGGTGATGAATGTTTGTCATACTTTAAGTAAGTATTATGGAAGCTTTAAAAATAGCTTTCAGACATTCATTAGCACTTCATCCAGTATAATTAACACAGAGAACTTGTTTTATAAACATCCTCTGACTTATGCATTATTTTCATCAGTTTCAACTTTTGAAGAAATGAATAAGGAGTTAAATTATACCATGGACCTTAACAGACAGTTAACTACTGTTACTGTTTTAGATCTAGAGAAATTAAGTTTTCAATCGCGGACTGCGATTGATGTGATATTCACATACCGAACTTTTGCTCGGAAACTTAAACTTGCGGTGAAGTTTGATCCTTATGAACAGGTAG